GGTAATTTCGAACCCCTTTCTACAGCTAGCGGTAGGGATATGCGTGTCGCAGCATTCCCACATGAGACGCACTTAAGACGCCAAAACGCAAAAGTTGACCATTATATGCGCCAGAATCGTTACGCGGCACTATTTCGCTTAAAACGGCGCTGTTGGCCTTAAATTGCTCGTATGCAGGTCTGCAACACCAAGGAACTGGCTGAGGAGCTGGGCATCACGCAAGCCCGGATCAGTCAGATGAAGAGCCAAGGGCGGTTTGACGGCTGCTTCGCGGTGAACAGGAACAAGATCGAGTGGGACAAGGAAGCAGCGGTCAAGGCGTACAGGGAAGGCAACCCGTTGGCCAGCGTGAGTCCCACGCGTCGCAAATCAGAAGACCTTGAGATTCCGACATTCAATGAAAGCCGTGCGAAGTCAGAGCATTTTCGTGCGGAGCTGGCTCGCTTGGATCTGGAGGTCAAAGAAGATCAACTCGTGGAAGTTGCTCGTGTACAGCGGGAGGCTTTCACTGCTGCTCGTGCTGTACGGGATGCTTTGGGTAATATTCCTGATCGCGTCAGCAACCAGTTGGCTGCAGAGTCAGATCCTGTTGTCATTCACCAGACGTTGACCGAGGAGATCCGCAAGGCGTTGGAGACCTTGACCGATGCGTGACGGAGCATTGCTGTATCGGCAGGCATTTCGCGACGGCCTCCGTCCTGACCCTGATTTGTCCGTAAGTCAGTGGGCGGATCTGTACCGGATGTTGTCCAACAAAGCCAGCGCCGAGCCGGGACCGTGGCGGACGGAAAGGACTCCTTACCTCAAGGAGATTATGGACTGCATGTCTGCCAACTCCGCCGTTCAGAAGGTGGTATTCATGGCTGGTGCGCAGCTTGGCAAGACAGAAGCGATCAACAACGTGGTGGGCTACATGATCGCCCATGCGCCGGGACCAGCACTTTTCGTGCAGCCGACGATTGAGATGGCTAAAAGATTGTCAAAGCAGCGGCTTGATTCGCTGATTCATGAGACACCGTGCCTTGCCGACAAGGTCGCTCCTGCTCGAAGCCGCGATTCAGGCAACACGATGTTTTCAAAGGAGTTCCCCGGCGGGATCCTGTTACTCACGGGTGCCAACAGTGCTACGGGCTTACGGTCTGCTCCTTGTCGCTGGGTGCTTCTTGATGAGGTTGATGCTTTTCCGAGTGATGTGGACGGTGAAGGCGACCCTTGTGCATTGGCTGAGCGTCGTGCGTCAACCTTTTCTCGTCGGAAGATCATCCTTACGTCCACGCCAACGGTAAAGGATACGAGCCGGATTGAGACGGAGTATCTGGCGTCGGATCAACGTCGATATTTTGTTCCATGCGTTCATTGCGATCACATGCAGTGGTTGCAGTGGAAGAACCTGCAGTGGCGTGACGGTGATCCAAAGACTGCTGCGTATGTCTGCGAGGCTTGCGGGGCGCACATACCAGAGCATTACAAGAGTGAAATGCTGCGCAAAGGTGAGTGGCGTGCGACGGCCACAAGCCAAGATGCAAGGACGGTTGGATTCCATTTGTCCTCCTTGTACTCTCCACTTGGGTGGAAGAGCTGGGAAGAAATTGTTGGCGAATTTTTACGTGCGAAGAACGACGCTCCGTTGTTGAAGACGTTCGTTAATACCATTTTGGGCGAAACTTGGGAGGAAGAAACTGGGGCAAAACTTGGTGCCGATAGCCTTTCTGAGCGAGCCGAGTTCTATCCCGCCGGTGAAATCCCGAAAGGTGCTTCGATACTGACTGCTGGCGTTGACGTGCAGGACAACAGGGTCGCTGTTGGGCTTTATGCGTGGGGTGCTGGTGAGGAGAGCTGGCTGATCAGTCACACAGAGATTTACGGCGATCCAGCCGGACAAAAGTTGTGGGAACAAGTTGATGACCTCTTGCTAAGGGATTACCCGCATGCCGATGGCGGAAGACTGAAAGTTTCGGCAATTGGTGTTGACTCCGGCGGTCACTTCACAAGCGAAGTGTATGCGTACGCCAGAGCCAGAAAGGGAAAGGGTGTGTTTGCTTTGAAAGGGCAATCGGTGCGGAACAAACCGCCTATTGGGAAGCCTTCCAAGGTGGATATTAACTACAAAGGGCAAGTTTTGAAAAATTCGGCCGAGGTGTTCCCTGTCGGTTCTGACACGATCAAGTCAACGTTGTTCGGCAGATTGAAGCACAACGAGCATGGCGCTGGTTACATCCACTTCCACGCCGAGGCCGGTCAGGAGTACTTCAAGCAAATCACGTCGGAGCGTCAGGTTGTCCGCTACGTCAAGGGTTTTGCGATTCGAGAGTGGAAAAAGCGACCGGGTGATCGCAACGAGGCATTGGACTGTTTTGTGTACAGCTATGCGGCGCTGCACTTTCTGTACATGCGCTTCAACAGGAACACGATTTTTGAGCAGTTTGAGCGGAGTATTGGCAAGGCTGCAAAAAAAGCAGATACAAGTGACGTATTGCCTGACAAGCCGATAGACTCAACATATCGGCCACCGCAAAGGCGGGTACGGCGCAGCAATCCTTCATTCGTGACGAGCTGGTGAGCATCCTTGTCCCGAACCTGATTTACGCGGGTGACACCGTCATTTTTGACGTACCTGCGTTCAAGGACGCTATTGGCACGAACATCGACAGCGGCACCTACACGCTCACGTGGTACGCACGGACGAATACTGCAAGTGAAGGCACGACTGTTGTTGGCACTGCTGAAGGCACTGGTTGGCGGGTGACGGTGCCTGCATCGACCACCACTGGCTTTGACGCTGGCCTGTGGACTTGGCAGGCGATTGCCACCTACAGCACGCTGCAGTACACCGCTGGTCGCGGTCAGTTCACCGTCAAGGCCACTGCTAAATACGCTGGCTCGCCCGGTGCGTTTGATGATCGGTCTCGTGCTGAGATTGACCTGTCTTACGTTGAGGCAGCCATCCGTACGCTCGCTCAAGGCGGGATGGTGCAGGAATATCAGATTGGCGGACGTAGCCTGAAGCGGTACAAGATGGCCGAGCTTCTTCAATTGCAAGATAGTTTGAAAGCTGAAATTGCAATGGAGCGGAAAGCTGAGAAAATCCGTCAGGGTCTCGGCAATCCCGGTCTCGCCAAAGTGAGGTTCCGTTAATGGCGATCTTCGGTATCGGTCGCACCGGCGCGTTGCAGAAGCAACTGGCTGAAGCGCAGCAGAAGAATGGTTACCTGAAGCGTGCGTATGCCGCCGCTCAGAACAACCGCCTCACGTCTGACTGGATCAGTCAAGCCACATCGGCTGACAGCGAGATCCGAGGCAGCATCAGGATGCTTCGCAATCGCGCCCGTCAACTGGTGCGTGATTCCGACTTTGCCAAGTCTGCGCTGCGAGCCGTTCGCAACAACGTCGTTGGCACCGGCATCAGGATGCAGGCTCAGGTGCGCATGCAACGTGGTGGGCGCCTTGCTGATGAGATCAATCGCCGCATCGAAGAGGAATTTGACCGCTGGACTTCAGCCAAGCGTTGTCACGCCGGCGGCAAACTGAGCTGGTATGACATCCAACGCCTCAGCATCACCTCTGTTCTTGAATCCGGTGAAGTCTTCATCCGTCTTGTCAAGCAACCCTTCGGTGGCAGCAAAGTGCCGCTCGGGCTTGAACTCATCGAGTCGGATCTTCTTGATGATGATTACAGCGGCATCGAAAAGAACGGCAATGAAGTACGAATGGGCGTGGAGATTGACAAGTGGGGCAGACCGGTTGCCTATCACTTCTTTGATTACCACCCTGGCGATTACCAATTTGCTTACGCCGCAAAGGCAATGAAGCGCCGCGTGCGCATTCCTGCTGAAGACATCATTCACCTCTACCTCATTGAACGCCCCGGCCAGACGCGTGGTGTTAGCGCGTTTGCTACGGCGATCATGCGCCTGCGCAATTTGTCTGGCTACGAAGAAGCTGAGATTGTCGCGGCTCGCGCCAGCAGCAGCATGATGGCGTTCGTGAAGACACCGGATCAGGAGCTGTTTGAAGATGGCACGTTTGATCAGGAGTCTGTCCTCGACTTCTCACCCGGCAGCATCCGCCGATTGGCTCCCGGTGAAGAGATGCAGTTCTTCACGCCCAATCGCCCTGATGATGCATTCACTCCTTTTGTGCAGCAAATGCTGCGAGCTGTGGCTGCTGGGATTGGCTGTTCTTACACGCAAGTCAGCTCAGATTTCTCTCAGAGCAACTACAGCTCTTCACGACTGGAACTGCTTGAAACAAGAACGCATTACAAAACACTCCAGCAATACTTGATCGAATCGCTGTGCGAAGAGGTCTACGAGAAATGGATTGAAATGGCAGTGTTGGCCGGCGTTCTGGATCTGCCAAATTACGACAGCAACCCTGAGCGTTACGAAGAAGCCAAGTGGATTGCACCCGCTGCTCAGTTCGTTGATCCGCAGAAAGAAGCTGCTGCTTACAAGGAACTAATCCGCTCAGGCATCATGACGCTCTCGCAGGTGATCGCCCTGCATGGTGGTGACTTTGAAGATCAAATGCGTCAACGCCAGCATGAACTTGCTGTTGCTGATGAGTACGGCATTGTCCTTGATACCGACCCGTCGCAGGTTTCTAACAACGGTGTTTCTCAACCTGTTCCTGTTGCTTCAACTGAACATCCGATGGAACATGAGGAAGAACCTGAACTTGAGGACATCGACTGATGGCAAAGGTTGGTGATAAAACAATCGACCTGATGCCAACAGAAGGCATGAAGGCCGAAGCGCGTCGTTATCGCGCATGGAAGAAAGACGGTCGCCCCGGTGGCACTGATGTTGCCGCTACGCGTGCCGGCCAGATCCTTTCCGGCGATGAACTGAGTCCTGAGACTGTCATCACGATGGCCGCATGGTTTGCTCGCCATGAGGTTGACAAGCAGGGCAAAGGCTTCCGTCCTGGTGGTGAAGACTATCCTTCGCCGGGTCGCGTAGCATGGGCGGCATGGGGCGGTGATTCAGGTCAAACCTGGAGCAACATGAAATCCAAAGCCATCAAAAAAGCACAGGAGCGTGCCATGGAAATCAACGAAGAGATCGTCGATGGTCGCCCCTATCCAAATGAGCATGCTGCTCGCCTGACTGATCCTGATCAGTACGACAGCATCCGCCGCGTCAATGATGAATTCGGCGCTGGCATTGATGCTATTTATGGGATCAACGAAGGCACCTCTGAGTTGCAGGCCATCCGCTTTGATGCTGACCGTTTTACGCCTGCCGAGGCTCGCGAATGGCTGAGCGATCACGACTTTGACCCGATGATGTTTGAAGAAGCCACCGATGAACGCGAAGAGGAGCGTGCTGCCCCTGACGCCGTCAAGGTTGGTGATTTTGTAGAGTGGGATTCAAGTGGTGGCACCGCACGCGGAAAAGTTGAACACGTGATGCGTGAAGGTGTACTTGGTGTTCCTGATTCTTCGTTTAGCATTAACGCATCTGAAGAAGATCCCGCTGCGTTGATTCGCGTGTACCGCAAAGACAGCGAAGGTAGTTACAAAGAGACCGAGACTTTGGTCGGTCATAAGTTCTCTGAACTTCGCAAGATTGCTGCGCTGCGTTTCTTTGAAGGCGAGACGCTCAAGCGTTCACTGAGTACTGAATTCCGCTCCGACTCCGAAGATCGCACGCTTGAGTTCCCCTTTGCCAGCGAAGCGCCTGTTGAGCGTTACTACGGCATGGAAGTGTTGAGCATGGATGCCAAGTCCATGGATCTCACCCGTCTCAATGATGGTGCGCCTCTGTTGTACCAACACGATGCAGACAAGATCGTCGGCGTTGTACAGAAGGCTTACATCAAAAACAAGCGTGCCTATGCACGCGTAAAACTCGCGAACAACGAACTGGGTCGCGAGATGCAAGAGTTGATCAAGGATGGAATCATCCGCAATGTCAGCTTCGGCTACAAGATCAACTCCATGGAAGCCGATGAGTCCACATCACCTGTGACTTATCGCGCTACCAGTTTCCAACCGTTTGAAATAAGCCTGGTCACCGTGCCGGCTGATAATTCGGTTGGAATCGGACGTTCTTTCTCCCATAATGAGAACGTCGATACGGCCTCAGCCGTTCACAGTCAACCCAACGGAGTTACAACCGTGGATCAAAACCTCAATGTTGAGGCTATCCGCGCTGAGGCCGCTCAGGCCAAGGCTAAGGAAATGGCCGACATGATTGCTCTTGGTCAACGCACCAAGAACATTGAAATGGCTCAGGAGTTCATTGCTAACTCCCGCAGCCTCGATGAGCTTCGCTCTGCCCTTCTGGAAAAGATGGGTGTGGAAGAGAAGCCCCTGAACCCCAAGGATGCCGAGATCGGCATGTCGGACAAAGAGAAGCGTGACTTCTCCTTCATCCGCGCCATCAACGCTCTGGCTCACCCCAACAGCCAAGAAGCTCAGCGTGCTGCTGCTTTCGAAATGGAAGTCAGCCGTGCTGCTCAGCAGAAGTCTGGCAAGGAAGCCCGTGGCATCCTGATCCCCGCTGATGTGCTGGGTTATGGCCGCCGTGACCTGACCGTGGGTTCTGCCTCCGGTGGTGGTGATTTGGTTGCCACCGATCTGATGAGCGACAGCTTCATCGATCTGCTCCGCAAGGCTCTTGTGCTGCAGACCGCTGGCGCGACTGTGATGACCGGCCTCCAAGGCATGGTTGCTCTGCCCCGTCAGTCTGGTGGTGCCACTGTGTACCACGTTGCTGAGTCCGGCTCGATCACCGAAGGTCAACTGACCGTCGACCAGGTGACGATGCAGCCCCGCACGATTGGTGCGCTGACTGATTACTCGCGTCGTCTGCTGCTTCAGTCCAGCATCGACATCGAGAACCTGGTGCGTCGCGATCTGGCTCAACAGATTGCTATCGAAGTTGAGAACCAAGCCATCAACGGTATTGGCGCTGCTTCGTATCCGCTGGGCTTCCTGAACGTGACCGGTATCAACACCGAGTCCGGTTACACCACGTTCCTGGATTACGTGAATGCTGAGGCCGCTCTCAGCACCGACAACGCCCTGCTGGGCAGCCTCGGTTACATGATGAATTCCGCTCTGCGCGGGACTCTGAAGACCACCGAGAAGTCGGCCACCGGCACCAACGCCAACTTCATCTACGAAGCCGATAACACCATCAATGGTTACCCGGCTTATGTGTCCAACTCCATGCCGAACAACACTGCGGTGTTCGCTAACTTCAGCGACATCCTGATCGGCTTCTGGAGCGGTCTGGACATCATGGTTGATCCTTACACCGGTTCCGCTTCCGGCACCGTGCGTGTGGTGGCCATGCAGGACTATGACGTGGCCATCCGTCACCCTGAGTCCATCTGCAAGCTGTCCTGATGATTACGGAGCGGGTAATGCGCATTCAGATGCTGCGTGACACCATCGTTGACCTCAAGCAGGTGAAAGTTGGTGATTTCGTAGAAACCGATAAAAAATCAGCTCTGCTGTTGATCGGTATTCAGAAGGCCATTCCCGCTCCACTTTCTCAGGAAGTTGTTGTTACGGCTGACGAGCAGCCGGATCCTGTTCAAAGCAAACCCGCTCCCAAACGGAGAAAGACCAATGATCCACAACCTGGGGTCTAAGACCTACATCGCCAGCCTCCTTCCGGCTGACTCCCGCACCGCTACTGCCACCGGCACCGGTTTCGATCTGCAAGGCTCGAACGATGCTGAAGGCGAAGCCATCGTGGTTCTCGACTGCGAAGCTGGTAGTGGCACCACCCCTACCCTGAACGTCAAGCTTCAGGATTCTGCTGACAACTCTGCTTGGGCAGACATCACCGGTAAAACCTTCACCGAGGTGACCGGCGCTGCTGCTGCTTTCGAGAAGATCAGCATCAACACCAACGATGTGCGCCGTTATGTGCGTGCTGTCGGTACTCAAGCTGGCACCACTCCTGTGTTCGTGTACGGCGTCTCGCTGGTTTACAGCAAGAAGTACGGCAACTGATCCTGATGGCGTTTCCAGAACTGCCAGATGCTTTCCTGAACGAGTTTGGCGTCACCTGCCAAATCGGTGCTGGTACTGCGTTTCTTGGCATTCTGGATTCGCCTATGGATGTGATCGCGGGCGGTATGGCGTTGTCTCGGGAGTACTTGCTTACGGCAAAGACTTCTGATGTCAGCACTGCCGCTCGCGGCACTTCTATTACGGTTGATTCAGCGTCTTACACCGTGCGTGAGAATCGCCCTGTTGATGACGGTGTTTTTTCAGAACTACTATTGAGCAAAGTCTGACTTTGAGGTCATGAGCAGCGTCTTCAAAGTCAACAGCAGAGCGAATTGGGCGGCACTGAATCCTGTGTTGCTTCCGGGTGAAGCCGCCATTGAGACACAGACAAATAATCTCAAGATTGGAGATGGTGTTTCAACTTGGAGCCGGCTTCCGTATTTTTCGTCTTCCGGTTACTGGGGTTCGTTTTGGGATGAAACCTCGCAAACCGCAACTGCCAATACGCCAACCGAGATTTATCTGAGACAGCGTGATACCGGAAGCCGAGGCGTTCGAATTGTTTCAAATTCGCGCATTACTTTTTATCACGCTGGAATTTATAGCCTTACTCTTTCAATTCAATTCAGCAACACGGACAGCAGTATTCACGACGTGAATGTTTGGTTCCGCAAAAACAACAGTGGCGCCGCTGGCGATGTACCTGCTAGCGACAGCAAGTTCAGTGTTATTGCAAGCCATGGTGGCACTCCTGGCAACGTAATTGGCACTGTCAATTTTGTATTGCCGCTGGTTGCCAACGATTATTTGGAATTGATGTGGGCAACGTCAAATGCGCAAGCTTACATTCGTGCTGAGGCTGCAGAAACCAGTCCATTCGCTCATCCGAGCATTCCGGGCATCATCTGCACCGTTGTTCAAGTCGCCTCTGCCTGATCATGGCTGACACACGTCGCGAACTGATCCTTGCTCGGATCAAAAGCAATCTGGACAGCATCACCGGTGCAACGGTCTACCGCAGCCGTGTGGAGCCTTTGGCGCGTGGAGAGGTGCCTGCCGTCATTGTGGAGCCGGTCAACGATCAACCGATTGACACCAACTTTTACGACAAGTTGGACTGGACGATGCGGGTCAGGATTACCACCCTTGTTCGCGCTGCTATCCCTGACGACACTTCAGACACCTACACACAGCAGGTGCATCAAAAATTGATGGCTGATCAAACCGTAAATGGTTATGCACTTGACTTGACACCTGACCGTACTGACTTCAGCCTTTATGAAGCTGATGTGCCTTTGGGTATCATTAGCCAAGACTTCCTTGTGCGGTATCGCACGAGCAGGACTTCATTAACTAGCGCCTAACATCATGGCTAAGATTGAAAGGGAAGTTCCCAATCCCGGAGTGGGCGGCAGCTATTTGTTTGACCCTAAGTCTGGGAAGCTTACACTGATCACAGAAACCGCCGCTCCTACCACCGATGGCACTGACTCGGAAGAAGTTTCTGATCGCGAAGATTGAGTCAACCTATGGGACTGACCCTAGTCCTGTCGGCGGTTCTGACGCGGTTCAAGTTACCAACCTTGAAGTAACTCCGATTGAATCGGACAACGTTCAAGCGGCTTCTTATCAAGGCTTCCTTGGTAACAGCACCCGTGGCACTCTGGTTGCCAACAAGCGCGTCAGCGTGACCTTTGATGTTGAGCTGTCTGGTTCTGGCACTGCTGGTACTGCTCCTGCCTTCGGTCCGCTGCTGAAGTCCTGTGGCCTGAGCGAGACCACTTCCGCTGGCGTCTCGGTGACTTACGCCCCGGTAAGCAGCAGCTTCAGTTCCGCCACGATCTACTGCTTCTACGACGGCACCCGCCACAAGATCACCGGCGCACGCGGCACTGTCAGCTTCAACCTAACTGCTGGTCAGTTTGCTGTTGCCAGCTTCCAGTTCATCGGCATCTACAACGCCCCTGATGACACTGCCCTGTCTGGCTCCTTCACTGTTGCCAACCAGGCTGCTGCCATTGAGGTCAACGACACCAACGTGACCACGGCCACCTTCCACGGTGTGACCAGTTCCCGCATTGAGTCGTTCGACATGGCGCTCAACAACGAGCTGCTGTACAAGGAGACCGCTTCCAACAAAGAGGTTCTCATCACCAACCGCGCCCCTGGTGGTACGGCTGTGATCGAGGCTCCTGCTGTTGGCACCACGGACTTCTTCGCCAAGGCCGTTGCTTCTGCCACTGGTTCCACCAGCCTTGTATTGGGTGCCACCGCTGGCAACATCGTCACGCTGAACGCAGCGCAGACAGACATCACCGGTTGCAGCTACGCTGATACTAACGGCGTAATCGCGCTGTCCATGCCGTACCTGGCTCTGGCCACCACGGCTGGCAACAACGAAGCTTCGCTGGTGTTCACCTGATCTCTGTTCATGGCTTTCGTCCTCAAGAAGACTGCCTCCTACAAGTGGGAAGTCAAAGTTGAGATCCCGGTTGACGGGAATCGCTTCGAGTCTCAAACGTTCGAGGCAGTCTTCAAGAAGATCAGTCGTTCGGCCTTCAATGCTCTTGTCGAGAAGGGTGATGATGCCCTGCTTGATGGGATCCTTGAAGGCTGGGATGGCATCAATGACGAATCCGGCAAGCCAGTTCCTTTTACTGAAAAGAACAAGAAGGAGCTGTGTGACGACCCCTACGTCATCAAGGCTTTGATTCAGGCGTATGCAGATAGCGTCACTTGGGCGCCGGCAAAAAACTAAAAGACGCCGCTGAGTACTGGGCGAAAGGCGGCGTTGTAGACGAACGTGAGGCCGACCTGAAGGCTCTTGGCGCAAGCGAGGAGCAGATCGCCGCTGCCCGTCTGCAGGCTGCACAACAGGATTGTGAGATCTGGGAGGAGAACTGGGACGTTGTGTTGATGTTCATCCGCATGTCGACGCAATGGCACACGAGCATGGCCGGATTGACCGGACTGATCTACCCGAGTTTGGAATGGCTATGTAAGCTGTATTCAGTCAAGGATCCTGTTGCCATCTTCGAAGGCGTGCAGGTGATGGAAATGGCTGCCCTAGCCGTTCTGAACAGCAAACGCAAATGAGCCAAACCACTGAGCTGCTGCTGAGGATCAAGCAACAGGGCGGTGAGCAGCTCACGAGGTTGTCTGGCAGCTTCAAGAATCTGGGGCAACAAGCTGCGGCTGCCAATGTCAATTTCAAAGAAGTATCTGATGAACTGAGAAAGATTCAACAGACTTCTGCGAACAGCATCAATAATCTCAAAGGCTATGCAAATGCATGGCGCGAGATTGCAAATAGCGTTGAACTTGGCAGCAGAGAATTCAGGCAGGCAAACGCCGAGGCCGCAAAACTTGAAGCGCAACTGAGAAAGGTTCAACCTGGCGGGCGCGGGCGTCTTGCTGCTGGCGCACAAATTGCAGGGACGATTGCTGGTGCTGGCGTGTTTGGCGGCCTTGAAGGGGCTGCTGGCGCTGGTATTGGCGCGATTGTGGGCGGTGTTCCCGGTGCAATTACCGGCGGTGCAATTGGCGCTCAGGTCGGGATGTTCCGCCAAGGGCTTGGTGATGTTGCCACTTATGCGGCTGAACTGAGCAAACAACGCCAAGCATTGCGGCTGGTCACAAAGGATTCGTTTGAGTACCAACGGGCGCTTTCGTTTATCAGCCAAACCAGCCGTGATTTGGCAATTCCGCAAGAAATTATTACCCGCCAGTTCACTCAACTGACAGCCTCAGTTAAAGGCGCTGGCGGCAATGTTCGCGATGCAGAAAAAGCATTTATTGGTGTTGCCTCTGGTATTCGAGGCACTGGCGGAAGCCTTGAGCAGCTTGATTCGGCTCTGACCGCAACTTCTCAGGTCTTCAGCAAGGGCAAGGTTTCCGCTGAAGAATTGCGGCAGCAGATCGGTGAGCGTTTGCCCGGTGCATTCAGCCTGTTTGCCAAAGCTCTTGACATGACGCCCCAAGAGCTTGATAAGGCGCTTGAAAAAGGTCAGGTCAGCCTGCAGGACTTCCAGTTATTTGCAGAAAAATTATTCCTTGAATACGGCGAAAGCGCAAAGATTTTGGCTGATGGTCCAGATGCTGCTGGTGATCGCCTGAAGACTCAATTAGCGGAACTTAAAGGCGAAATTGGTCCGATCCTCAAGGACATGGGCGCATCGTTCCAAAACTTTGCCAGTGAGGCCATTAAGTCGTTTTTGAGCTTGGGCAAAGAACTTGAGCGTTTTGGGCGCTTAATGGAAGAGAAATTTGGAGGAAAGTTGCTTGATAATGCAATTAGAAATGTAAAAGCGCAAGACGCAATTATTAAACAACTTGAAGCTGAACAATTGGTTCGCGTTGGTGGATTATCAAAAGAGGAAAAAAGCCAGCTTTCTCTGGCAAGGGCTTTACGTGCTGGCTCGATGCAAATCATTCAAGGCGCAAAAGCTGGACCAGCAGCGCCAGCAGCAGAGCAGCCATCAAACTTGCCAGGCATTGATACCACTGGCGGTGGCGACTCTAAATCAATTTTGAGAAAGTTACAGTCTGACTTTTCGCGTTCTATCGCTGTACTTGGCCGTCAGTTCAACAATCAAACGCGCAAGCAACTGCTCAATGATGTCTTGGTTATTGAGCAAAAAATTACAGCAGCATTGAAAAAGGGAAATCTGGATGAAGCCGAAAGATTGAGAATTGTTCAGCGGCGTCAAGCCCTAGAGATTACTCGCGATGTTTTAATTAATGAAGAAACAGCTCTAGAAAATAAAATTCTAGAAGGCAAGCGCAAAGGGGTTGATGTAACAGATGCTCAAATTCGTCTAGACGGAATCAGGCTTGAGCGTGAACAGGCCGTGGCCGATATCAGAAAACTTGACAATGATGAACTGGCAAAAACAGTTGCATTCTTGAATCAAATTAAAGAAAAACTGCCCACCTACAAAGGTGGTGAGGTTGAGCAGATAACTGTTTTTGGAAAAATGAAGGAAGAGATTGATGCGCTAAAGCAGTCTTTCGAAGATCTTCAGCCGCGCTTGACTGATCTTGCGGGCGGTTTGTCGACCAGCCTTGGCACTGCATTTAGCAACCTTGTGTTCTCGGCGCAATCAGCGCGTGAGGCGCTTGGCACCTTGTTCCAAGACATTGCCAAATCATTCCAGAACATGGTGATTCAAATGATCACCGATTACCTGAAGTTGCAAATTATGACCTTCTTCAGGAACATCTTCGCCCCTGCGCCCGTCAGTGTTGCTGGTAATTATTTCGGCGGTGGTGCGCCGAGCATGTTCACCAACCCTTCGTTTGGTGTCGGCACTGGAAGCTTTGGCGGTTCGTTGCTGCCCAGCTTTGCAATGGGTGGAATCATGACCGCCAACGGTCCGCTCAAGCTCAAACGTTACGCAGCCGGCGGCATTGCAACCGGTCCACAACTCGCCATGTACGGCGAAGGAAGCCGCCCTGAAGCCTATGTGCCTCTGCCTGATGGCCGCAGCATTCCTGTGACGATGAATGGCGGTGGTGTCGGTAATGTTGTTGTGAATGTCGATGCCAATGGCAGCAACGTTGAAGGCAACGGTCAACAGGCCAATGCACTTGGCAAAGCAATCGGCATCGCCGTTCAGCAAGAGCTGATCAAGCAGAAACGTCCTGGAGGCTTGCTCTCGTAATGGCCACTTTCAACGACGCCACTGTTGGCACCAGCACGGGCGGCACCACGCCTGATTTCGGTGCGTCACGCAAAAGCCAGCCAAATGTACGAAAAGTGCAGTTTGGTGATGGCTACGAGCAACGTCTGACCTATGGGTTAAATCAAAACCCACGCGTTTGGGATCTGACTTGGACAGCTAAGGACAGCACGGATGCCGATGCCATTGAGGCGTTTTTTGATGCACGCGCTGCTGACAACGCCAGCTTTGATTGGACGCCATTGGATGAAGCAACGGCCTACAAATGGGTTGTAGAGAGTTGGTCGCGTGACCTGCGTTACGCCAACGTGAATACGATTACAGCCACCTTCCGTCAAGTATTTGAACCCTGATGGCGTACTCGGCTTGGGCTAGTTCAACTGCCTACAGCGTTGGCAATATTGTCCGCGCCAGCAGTTTGCAGGCATCCGGCCTCGTCTTCCAATGCACCACGGCTGGCACCAGTTCCAGCACCCAACCCGCGTGGCCAACTGACATCGGCAGCACCATCACGGATGGCACGGTTGTCTGGACGGCGATTAGCAGCGTCTACGAGGAGCTGGCCGCACTGGCACCAAGCGCCATCATTGAACTGTTCGAAATGACGCTGGACACCACCCTGCACGGCAGCAGTGACACCTACCGCTGGCACAACGGCTGCAACGCCAATGTCACCGGCAACATCACATGGAACGGCAACGCCTATACCCGTCTACCCGTCAAGGCCGAAGGCTTTGAATACACCAACACAGGCACCCTGCCGCGCCCCACGCTGACCATCAGCAACCTAGATGGCACCATGACCACGCTGCTGTTGCTGGTCAACGCCACCACACCCGGTAACGACCTCGGTGGCGCCACGGTCAAGAGGATCCGCACCCTGAAAAAATACCTTGACGGCGAAACCGCCGCAGACCCACATGCCAAGTTCCCCGATGAGATTTGGTACGTGGACCGCAAGTCAAGCGAAAACCGCGATTCGGTGAGCTTCGAACTAGCCAGCAAATTCGACCTCGCTGGCGTGATGATTCCCAAGCGCCAAATTATTGCCAACATCTGCCAGTGGAAATACCGCAGCACCGAGTGCGGCTACACCGGCAGCAATTATTACGACACCAATGACAATGCTGTTGGAACATTGGCAGAAGATAAATGCGGTAAGCGGATTGGCTCGTGCAAATTGCGGTTTGGCGAAAACTCTGAGTTGCCCTTCGGCTCATTCCCAAGTGCGGGTTTAATTCAATGAATCTCACCGACGCCATTAAGGAAGCTGCACTGGAACACGCCAAGGCGGAATTTCCAAGGGAATCCTGCGGACTGGTTGCTGTGGTCAAAGGCCGCAAGCGGTATTTCCCGTGCCGCAACATGGCCGAAACCCCAGACGAACATTTCGTGCTGGATCCGGCTGATTACGTTGCCGCCGAAGACCAAGGCGAAATTGTGGCGGTGGTGCATAGCCACCCCAAGACAAACCCAGCGCCGTCTCAAGCCGACCGCGTTGCCTGCGAAAAATCCGGCCTGCCGTGGCACATCGTCAACCCGCAAACCGAACAGTGGGGTTATTGCGAGCCAGAAGGCTTCGAACTTCCCTACGTGGGACGTGAGTTTGTTTTTGGAATTGTGGACTGCTACACGCTGTGCCGCGACTGGTACAACCGCGAGTTTGGGCTGCATCTCAGCCACTACGACCGCCGTGACCAGTTCTGGCTGCGGGGTGAGAATTTATACCTAGATAACTTTGCCAACGAAGGCTTCTACCCCATCCCGCTGGAGGAGCTGCAGTACGGCGACGCAATCCTGATGCAGCTTGCATCATCGCTACCCAACCACGCTGCCGTCTACCTTGGCGACCAACTGATCCTGCACCACATCCAAGGCCGCCTCAGTAGCCGCGACATCTATGGCGGCTATTATCTAAAAAGCACCGCCCGAGTCCTGCGGCATGAAAGTCGTTAAGGTCTACGGCGCACTCCGCAAAAAGCTGGGTCAGTGCCGCTTCCAATTTGAAGCCGACACGCCAGCGCAGGCGCTCAAGGCACTTTGCGTCAATTTTCCCGGTCTTGAAAAGTGGCTGATTGATAGCGAACAGGACGGTGTTGGCTATCGTGTAACAATCGGAAAAGAAAAGGTCACCGAACAAAACGCCGTGTTGATTGCGGCTCCATTTAGTGAGCGGGAAGTTTTTAGTATTACGCCTGTAATTGCTGGTGCTGGCGATGGCGCGGGACAGATTTTGGCGGGTGTTGGCCTGATCGCCTTGGCCATTGTTACCGGAGGCATTGCATCTGCTGGTGTGGCCTTGGGAGGTTTTATGGGAATCGGAACAATCGGAACGGCTGTTGTTGGTATAGGCGCCAGCCTTGTCCTTGGCGGCATTGCACAAGCTCTTTCGCCTGCACCGGTTAATTCGACTTCAACTTTTGAGCGCGGACGTGAGGCGGCAAAGCTGGAATCATTTAGCTTTAGCGGCATTGTGAACACGTCCAAACAGGGATTGCCCGTACCGATTGCCTACGGTCGATTGTTTGTGGGTTCCGCTGTAATTTCTAGCGGCCTTGATGTGGAGTTCAGCGGCAATGCTGGTAAATCCACTGGCGAAGTATTTGCGAGCAAGGGTTGATGACAAAAAGAACAGCTCTACTCCAAGGTTCTGGTGGCGGCGGCGGTGGAGGCTGCTTCCTTGGCCATACGCTCGTCGCGGTTCCAAACGGCCAACGCCGAATTGATGAACTGCAATCGGGCGATCTGGTTCTGAGCTTTGACCATACCGGCGAAGTCCACGAAGCCAAAATCCTCAAAGTCCACGAACACGAAGGCGAGCGCGTTATCCGCTACACGCTCTGGGGCGGACAGCATCTTGATGCCACCCCTAACCACTGGGTTCTAAACCAGTTCAACGCCTTCGTCGAAATTGACACGTTTGGCGCTGATGATTGCCTTGTTGACGCCAACGGCCACCTCCGTCCCGTCGTCGGCAAGACCGAATTCTGCACTGGCACGGTCTACAACCTGACCGTCGAAGGCCACCACACCTTCATCGCCGGCGGAATCCGCGTCCACAATGCCGGTCTTGGCCTTGGTATTGCTGGTGCTGGTGGCGGTGGTGGCGGTGGCGGCAAGGGCGGTGGTGGCGGCAGAAGGACGCCTTATGAGGCAGATGATTCGCTGCAGTCCACCCAATATGCAAGTGTTCTAGATCTTATTTGCGAAGGTGAAATCCAAGGTCTAGATAACGGCGCCAAAAGTATCTATTTAGATGATACCCCGATTGAAGATGCGGCAGGAAATAAAAACTTTCGCGGCTATCAAGTTGTTACCAGAAATGGCACGCAAAATCAAACTATTATCGGTGCTGATCTAAATGCAACAGAATCTGAAAATGGCGTCAGCGTCCAGCTTTTTGCATCCACACCTGTAACTCGTCAAATCACGAATACAGCAGTAGATCGAGTCCGCGTGACGGTTAACGTTCCAGCACTGCAAATTTTGCAAGACGATGGCGACATTGTTGGCCACAGCGTATCGCTAAAAATTGAAACCCAATACAATTCCGGCGGTTACACAGAAGTCATTAGCGACACAATTAGCGGTAAAACAGGCAATTTATATCAGCGCGATTACATGCTGGCGCTGAATGGCGCATTTCCAGTTGACATCCGAGTTACAAGAACAAGTGGCGATGAAAGCTCCGCTAAGCGCCAAAATGACATCTACTGGTCTAGCTACACAGAAATTATTGACGAAAAGTTGCGTTATCCAAACAGCGCCCTTGTTGGCCTGCGGTTTGATTCGCGCAACTTCAATAATATCCCCAAGCGTAAATATCTAATCCGTGGAGCAAAAATACAGTTGCCCAGCAACGCAACCGTTGATACCACTACACACCTAGGGCGCGTAACCTACGCCGGCGTCTGGGACGGCACTTTTGGCGCTGCGACTTGGTGCAACGACCCCGCCTGGTGCCTGTGGGATTTATTGATCAGCACTCGTTACGGCGCCGGAATACCAGCCAGTAACTTAGATCGTTATGACTTTTATGCGATTAGTCAGTATTGCAACGAGTTGGTCGAAAACGGCAAAGGTGGCTTGGAGCCTCGCTTCTCATGCAACCTGCTGATTAACAGCCGCGACGAGGTTTACAACGTCATCCAAGAAATGACCAGCCTGTTCCGTGGCATCGCCTATTACGGCGCCGGTTCGCTGGTACTGCAGCAGGACAAGCCAACTGATTCGCAATATCTGCTGGGACCAAGCAACGTTGTTGATGGCGTTTTTAATTACAGCGGATCATCTCAAAAGGCTAGACACAGCGTCGCCACTGTTGCCTGGCAGTCCTACGACACCTTGGGCGAAGTTGAATACGAATACGTTGAAGATGCGGAAGCTGTAGCCAAATACGGCATCATTAATAAAGACATCAAGGCGCTGGGTTGTTACAGCCAAGGCCAAGCACATCGGGCTGGTAAATGGGCGCTACTGAGCGAACAGAATCTGACCGAAACTATCACCTTTTCGGTCTCAATCGACAGCGGCATCATCCTGCGCCCCGGCATGGTGATCGACATTGCCGATCCGCTTAAAGCCGGATCACGCCGCAGCGGTCGCGTTAGTTCTGCCACCACAACCGCCATCACTGTTGACAGCAGCACCAATCTCACCGTCAACCTGTCGAACAGCCCGACAATTTCGGTGTTGATGCCAACCGGCTTGGTGGAAACCAAAACCATCAGCAGCATTTCTGGCACAACCATCAACGTCAGCAGCGCGTTCAGCGAAGCACCCAACGCTAACGCTATCTGGCTAATCCAAACCAGCGACATCGAAGCCCAGCAATACCGCGTGTTGAATGTCGCAGAATCCGAAGATGGTATTTACGGCGTAACTGCGCTGCAGTACAACAGCACGATTTACGACGCGATTGAAAGCAATAACAAATTACTGCGCCGAGACATTAGTAACCTGTCTGCCAAGCCCGATACAGTTGGCAACATTTCTGGATCGGAATACATTTATCAAGATGGGCAAAATGTATTTTCCGGTTTTGATTTAAGTTGGATCAGCCCTAGACAACGTGTTAGCGAATTTCGGGTTGACTATCGAATTGATAATGATAACTGGAAGCAGGTTGTCAGCACCTCTCCTTCGGTGCAAATTAAACAAACACGCCCCGGCATTTTATATATTCAAATAACGGCGGCAAACTACCTCAATAAAATTAGCGACATTGCATCAGCCCAATTCACGCTTGTTGGTAAAACTGCTGTTCCCGGCAATGTTCAAAATCTGACGTTTGAAGCCATCAACAACAACTCCGGTCGCCTGCGCTGGGACGAAACCGTTGATCTTGACGTAAAAGTTGGCGGCAAAATTCATATTCGCCACAGCAGCTTGACCGACGGCACGGCTACTTGGAGCAACAGCGTTGACCTAATCCCCGCCAAATCCGGCAGCTCAACAGAGGCAATCATTCCGCTTGTAGAAGGCGAAGTGCTGGTGAAATTTGAAGATGACGGTGGGCGGCAATCAGCCAGCGAAACCAGCGTCATTATCGACCTGCCCGACACTATCGCGCCGCTAACAATTCAAACCCGCCGCGAAGATCAGGACGTTCCGTCTTTCCAAGGCACAAAGTCAGACACCTTCTACAGCGAAGAGTTCGACGCGCTCACGCTGGATGGCACGACCTTAATTGATTCGGTTGTTGATTTTGACCTGATCCCAACGCTGGATGTACTTGGACCCGTGGCTAGCTCTGGCACTTACACATTCGCCAGCACATTGGATCTGGGCAACACCTTTTCTGTGGATCTTCGCCGGTATTTCGTCACCCGTGGTTATTACCCATCCGACCTGATCGACTCCCGCGCCAACACCGTGGATGATTGGTCCGACTGGGACGGCGCCATTACAGACAAGGTGAACGCCAAGCTGATGTTGCGCTCCACCAATGATAATCCCAGCGCCACACCAACTTGGACCGCATGGCAGGAATTCGTCAACGGCGCCTTCCGTGGTCGCGGCTTCCAATTCCGCGCCGATCTCAGCAGCAGCGCCATCGACCAAAACATCTTGGTGGACGAACTGGGCTACGACGCCACCTTCCAGCGCCGCACGGAAAACAGCGATGGAGCGGTCAGCAGCGGAGCCGGCGCCAAGGCGATCACGTTTACCAACGCCTTCTGGACTGGAACAACAAGCCTCGGTGGGGTTAACGCCTACCTTCCCAGCATCGGCATCACCGCTCAAAACATGGCAACCGGCGATTTCTTTGAAGTCACCAGCGTCAGCGGCACTGGCTTCACGGTCACCTTCAAAAACTCGGCTGGAACTGCAGTTAGTCGTAATTTCAACTGGAGTGCGGTTGGCTATGGCCGAGGCGGCTAAAGTTGGACAAATACTGTCCTTATAAGGACTCGGCATGGCTCAACACGATTATGTGATTGCTAACGGCACCGGCGCCGCCGTCCGTTCCGATCTCAACAACGGCCTTTCCGCAATCGTCACCCAGAACAGCGGAGCGACCGAGCCGGCAACCACTTACGCCTTCATGCGCTGGGCGGATACGACCGCTGGCGTGATGAAAATGCGGAACAGCGCCAACAACGCTTGGATCACGCTGTACCAGTTGGATGGCGAGTGGACCAACATTGCCTTTGAAAACGGCACCGCTGCTGCCCCGTCGATCTACTTCAAGGACAGTGGCACCGACACAGGCTTCTATTCGCCCGGCGCCAACCAAGTCGGAATTTCAACGGGCGGCACGGCTCGCCTGACCATCGACTCCAACGGCAACGTCGATATTGACAGCAACACGCTCTACGTTGATGCCACCAATAACAGGGTAGGTCTGGGGGTTAGTGACCCTGGGCAAAAGTTAGTTATTGGTGGCGGCACAAATGGACGTACCCGAATCAAAGTTGATTCAGGTTCTGGTAACTTTGGCAAGTTCGAGTTTTCGACTGATTCAGCTTTAACTACAAGTGCCGTTCAGGTAGCGGAGATTACGGCCAACATTACCGGGACAGGTCCGCTTACTTCAAGCCTGCAGTTTGCGACCAATAGCGGCAACTCGCTTAATACCGCAATGACGATAGATTCGTCACAGCGAGTAGGGATTGGCACTACTAGTCCTGCAAGACAGCTTGATGTTAATAGTACTGCGATTTTTGACAGCAATGGCAACGGGTCCACTACTAGCCCGTCTATTGCGATTGGTTCTACAGGTACAGGTCTTTCTTACATTGGGAGTCAACAACTTGCTTTCCTTACAAACTCTGCCGAACGCGCCCGCATCGACAGCTCGGGACGCCTGTTAGTTGGCACGTCTACTGGTCGTAATGGTGGATATGCGGATCCCGCTCAAGTACAAATTGAAGGGTTGAGTTACAATAGTGCCGCTCAAAGTATCATTATTGATTCCAATGATGGAAATGGTCCAAGTCTAAATTTTGGCAAATCTCGTGGTACAAGTTTAAACTCCAATACCGTTGTTCAAAGCGGCGACAGGCTTGGTGTAATTGACTTTGCCGGAGCAGACGGAACTTCTCTAAAAAGAGGGGCAGTAATTGAAGCCTATGTAGACGGCACCCCCGGCGCCAGCGACATGCCTGGCCGCCTAGTGTTCTCCACTACCGCCGATGGAGCGAGCAGCCCGACGGAACGGATGAGGATAAATAACGGTGGTGGCGTGATGATAGGAACAACAAACGCCCAGACAGGAATCGGTGATCTAACGACAGTTACAGGTGTAGCTTTTAGCCCTGACGGCTGGGTTGGAGGATGCAGATCAAGCGAAGCCGCTGGCTATTTCACGCGAACAGGTACGGATGGCAGGGTAATCAACTTTTACAAAGGAAGCACAGGTGTTGGCGGCATTTCTGTCACAACAACCGCAACCGCTTTTAATACTTCATCGGATTATCGCTTAAAAGAAAACATTATCAGCATCTCAAATGCAATCGAAAGAGTTAAACAGCTAAATCCCTGCCGTTTTAATTTTATTGCTAACCCCGAGCAAACTGTCGATGGCTTTATTGCTCACGAAGCACAGCAGGTCGTGCCTGAGGCAGTTGAAGGCACCAAAGATGAAGTCGATGAAAACGGCAAACCTATTTACCAAGGCATCGACCAGTCCAAACTGGTGCCGTTGCTGACCGCTGCGCTGCAGGAAGCGTTGGCTGAGATTGAGTCCCTGAAGGCTCGTGTTACCGCGCTAGAGCCATAAGTCCTACTCGTTACTGTGCCTGACGAAATCACACCGGAGGAAAACGAGCGGCGCTTCAGAGAATGTCTTCGCCTGATCAACAACGTCACCTACGAGCGACTGGTGGAGTTGATGGGCGAGGAGTTCCTTGAAGAGTATCGCCGTGTTGCTCGGCATTAAAAAGGGGCAGGATGTCACCCCTGCCCCTGTGCAACGGAATATCACAACCGTTGCGGTGCCTTGTCAGCCGAAGCACTGTAGCACATGGTATGGTGGTGGAGCGGCGCAGTGCTACCTGCCCGCCCCATGACCGCCGATTGGAGGATCGACGATGACCCAAGATTACAAGCACCCGATCACCTCACCGCTGGAATTAAGCGACGAGCAAGTGGGCGAATGGCTGATCGACGACGGCTACCCGTGGGACCCCTCGGAGCAAGCTGTCATCACCATTACCACCAACCGACTCAAGAATGTTGCCCGCCAAGCATTCCAAGCTGGTGCCGACCAAGAGCTGGAGGCGTGCCTCAGGCTGGTTGAAATCAATGCTGGTGAGGACGCTTATGACTTTGCTCGCTACATCCGCTCCGCCCGCCGCCCCAAGCCGCCAAGCTTGAAGGAGCAGGCGCTGGAAGCGCATAATCGGATGATGGCCGGAGAAGAAACGCAAGATGATTGGTCGATTGTCCGCCGCGCACTGGAGCAACTCGATGACTGACTTCCGAGCGCTGTGCGCTGAGCTGCTGGCCGCACTGGAGAACGAAGGCTACGCCCACTGGTCTACCGCTCCAGACGAAGATGAGCTATGCCTACGCGCCCGCGCCGCCTTGGCCCAGCCCGAGCCGAAAGAGCCGACGGACGAGGAACTGCAAAAACTAGCTGGCATGTTCTTTACTTCCACTGAGTTCGGCTTTGTGGACTTTGCTCGCGCTGTCCTAGTCATTCCCGCTACTATGTCTGAACTTTCACCCCAAGCGCAAGCTGTCTGGGACGCCTACGGCACTTTGGCCGATCTTTATAACTGCGAAGTCACAGAGGCTGAAATGCTTGCCGCCGCTCTTCGTACTGTGGCAGAACAATTTTATTTTGATTGGAACGGTATGTGCTGCGCTGAACACCTCAAAGAAATTGCCAGAGAACTCGACGCCAGTGAGCCTGTAACCGAAGCCCAGTAGTCACCTTCCCTACCCATGACGCGCTCCTTCTCGGAACTCACCAAAGATTTTGCCCCAGAGCGCCGGGAGCGCATTGAACAGCGCAAGGCGGAGATCCAAGAAGATCTTGTTGAATGTCCAGAGTGTTTCGCCTTGATTTACCCGAGCTGGCTTGAGATGGACGAGGACGAGTAGTCATCCTCTGATCGAGGTCTGGCTCTGGTATAAGATTGTGAGGTAGCGCAGCGCCAACTGCCTACCCCATGACCGCTCCACTGCTCTGGAACGATGACCACATCCTATTCGGTGTCCCAGCTTTGGGATGCCTTTGTCGCTGAGCGATCCATCTCGCTTTGCCCCACCAGCCTCACCTCCGACTACAGGCAGGTGACCAAGTGGTTAAAGCGATGCCCGATCCAAGATCTGCAACAAGCACGCCAGGTGATGATCTGGGTGCTGGGGCAGAAACCTGTGCTGTCTTCACGTCGCGTCGCGATGTACACGAAAACGATGTATAAGTGGGCAGCGCAGGAAGACGTTGGTTACCTGAACCGCAATCCGCTTGCGAGCTTCAAGATGCCAAAGGCGCCTCAACGCGATGAAGAAATCATCGTGATTCCGCGCAATGAAATCGGCTTGGTGCTGGCCGCTTTGGAGGCAAAACTGACCTATCGCACGGTCAACTGGTCGGCCTACACCGAGTTCATGCTTCAGACCGCGATGCGCACCGGCGAGGTTCGTGCTGCTCGCTGGGATGATATCAAGGACGGGAAGATCCTTGTTCATCAGAACTGGACTTTGACCCATGGATTGAAGGACAGCACCAAGACGAACAAAAAACGGTGGGTGCCGTTGAACGGCAAGTGCCAAGCGATCCTTGGGTCTCTACCGAAGGATTCCGAATTTATCTTCCCGTGGGATCGACTTGCGTTTCAGAGTTACTTCCGCAAGAAGCTTCAGCCGCTACATCAGGTTGGACTGATCTCTCACCTTTACCGACCTTACGACTGCAGGCACACCGCAATCAGCCATTGGATTGAGGCTGGCATCCCAGTACCTCAGGTGGCGGCTTGGGCAGGCAACACCAGCGAGGTGATCTTCAAACATTATTGCAATACCACAAAGGAGTACGAAATGCCGGAGATTTGATAGATTGACGCCACGGCACAGAAATCCATGCCCAGCGCTACCCCTAGCACCACCTTCACCTGGCGGATCGCCAACCTCGAAAGAGAGACCGCCGATGGATTCGTTCTGACGGCACACTGGACGCTCTCGGCTGAAGATGGCACCTACGCCAGCTCGGCCTATGGGTCCGTCGGCTTTGAGCGCCCCGACAAACTCATTCCGTACAACCAGTTAACGGAAGAACAGGTGGTGCAATGGGTGAAGGACAACTTCGGCGCTGAGAAGGTGACCGAGATCGAAGGCGCCCTGCAGCATCAACTTGATGAACAGCGGCATCCGACGCAGGCTGCAGGTGTGCCGTGGCAGTAAAAAGCAAGGTTGGCGTCAAAGCCATTCAATTTGTTCCACGCCCACCTAAGAAAACACGGCAGGGAAATGGAAAACATTCCTTGCCTAACCACGGTCGCAAATTGACCCGTGGGCAGGGACGGTAAGATCTAAAAGTAGTTGCAGACGTGCGATGTCTGAGAATGGTTTTTGGCGTGGAGTCAAGCAAGAAACCGTTGCGGGCATTGGCGTTGCAGCAACTGTGGCTTTAGCCTCGGGCATCTTTTACTTGGTGTACACGGTGCCGACCAAACTTGATGATGTACTTCAAAATCAAATCAAATTTGAAGAAAAGATTGGAAAGATGGATGATCGTATCCTTGATCACGAGCAACGGTTGATCAAGTTGGAGATCAAGCCATAAGCTGGTAGCAGACGCTATTTCGTCATGGATCCCACGACTGCTGCTGCCATTGCGATTGTGATCGCTGCCGGCTCTGAAATCATTGCCCTGCTGCCCATTAAAGAAAACTCTTGGGTACAACTCATTGTGAAGGCTCTGAAGATTATTTTCCCAAAGCGCTGAACGCTGACGTTGTGTGGTTGTGGCGTTACGACAAGCGTGACTGGCGGCATCACCTACTGCGTGCTGCACAACAAGCCAAGTTTCATGCAACTCTGACGCCACGACTAGATCGTGAAATTGAAAAGGTCAATCAGGTGATTGATCTTGAAATGGAGCGAAACAAACGTCAGCCTGTGATTAAACACGAAGAGCCTACGCCTGAGCAAACTGGAGACAGCCGCCTTCTGGGTGGTCCAATGTCCATCTCATCTCCTTGGAACGATGACGACCCAGAACCGCCTGCGGCTAGTTGATTTGTTCAAGTATTACAAGGAGCTGCCGCATCAAACGGCGGCCATATTTGAACTGGAATCTGCGTTATTAAAGGTATCGCCTGGTATCTTGAATCGCGATCAGCAATGGTTCAAGACGTGGAGTCAGGCTGGTAAACAAGACAGGTTTGATAACAATTGGGATGGTGTTTGCGCTGCTGCCAAGAAGGCTGGCGCGAAGTTCCCTGAACTTGTTGCTGCGCAGTGGGCGTTGGAATCTGGCTATGGCAAGCACGTATCAGGTGAAAACAATTTTTTTGGCCTGAAGGGTACTGGTACAACGCGAAACACAAAGGAGTACGTCAACGGACGTTGGATCACAATTCAGGATACGTTCCTTGATTTTCCTGATCTTGAAACTTGCGTGTTCTACTTGGTAGAGCGGTGGTACAAGGACTATCACGTCTACAAGGGTTGCAACAATGCGGCTGATCGTGAAGACGCTGCACGTTGGCTGGTAAATGACGGCTATGCCACTGATCCCACCTACGCCGACAAATTGATCAAACTAATGAACCAGCATGTGCAGGGCAAGCCCGCGAACGACAAGTTCACGCCTGACAAGCCGTTCAACTTCAAGGTGACACCAAATATCACCTACGGCGAACTGGCATTGTTTGACGAGAAGCGCCGGTTTCAGGTGCAAGCACAGTGCGACACGGCTCTGGAGATGTGCAAGTACTTGGAGAAGGTGCGCAGCCATTTTGGCGGCAAGTCGATCATTATTACTTCTGGCTATCGCCCACCAGCCATTAACAAGCAAGTGGGCGGTGCCAGCAACAGCGAGCATCTGTACAACATGACAGGCGTTGGCGCGATTGACTTTTACGTCAAGGACGTGGACATCTACGAGGTGCAAGAGTACTGTGATCAGACCTGGCCGTACTCCTTGGGATACGGTGCAACCAAGGGGTTTGTGCATCTAGGCATGCGGCTGGGTCGTCCACGTATTCGTTGGGATTACTGAGTGTCTGTTCTTTGCGACTGGCAGATCCGCTCTCTGTGTGAAGGCGGCGGCATGATCGTGCCGTTCGATCTGGAGCTACTTAACCCCGCATCAATTGACGTGCTGCTGGGCGACAACCTGATGATCGAGTCGCCGGTCGATATGACGATGCAGTTGCTCAGCCTGCAGGGCTACACCGCACAGGATCCTTACTGGCTGCGGCCTGGTGAGTTTGTGCTGGCCGAAACCCGCGAGACGTTTGACATTCCCGAACACATCAGCGGACAGTTTGCGCTGAAGAGCAGCAGGGCAAGGGAAGGTTATTCCCACATGCTGGCCGGCTGGATCGATCCGGGTTGGCACGGTTCAAAGCTGACACTGGAGCTGCAAAATGCACGCAAAATGCATTCACTACCGTTGTATCCGGGACTCAAAATTGGACAGATAATTTTCTTTGAAATGAGTGAAAAACCACTCAAAAGCTATGCCGAAGTTGGGCATTACAACAACGACACTAAAGTGTCAGCTTCTAAGGTAAATCCCTGAACTGGTACATCCAATACCAGATTGCAATTTCATTATCTTGTGTATAAAAATCTTGCTCTCTATACCAAAGTGTCCATTCTGTTGATCCTTTGGATCCATTGCAGCGCAGGCATGCTGGCACTAGGTTCTCTATCACAGTTTGCCCGCCGCGATGACGTGGGATGATGTGATCTAGCGATTGCGCTGGCTCATCGCAATAGGCACATTTACCGCAAAAAGCATCAAAGATTTTTAATCTGAATCGCGCCCTTGTTTCTCTCTTTGGAATCAGACTGGTCTCGTCGATCCAAGAGTGCATGACGCGGCTCCGTTTGCACAAATCGTAGGGACGATTGCAGTCGAAAGGAAGAAGAAAACAGGTGACTCCTCCAGCTTTTTCGCGTGATGGCCATGGTGCCGTCTGGGTACGCTTTGGCGTCAGTGGATATTGGCGTGCGTGGTTTCTAAAGCAAAGTACGGTGTTCTACCTGCATACCTGCTTTGATACTGAGAGTATGGCAGTATCTGCTGCTCAGACCGCTTATGGAATGGCATCCGATTGAACGCACTCAGGAGAGTCAGTTCTCTGAGATCGCTACGGCCAAGATGCTTGAGGAATGGCTGAAGCATGGAGATATCAAAGGGATATACAACGCGGCACTGCTGTTGAACACCATGCTGCATCAGCAACGGACAATCACGAAATGGCTGGCTGGTGAAGCTGCTCGTAACCTTGGACGGCCTGACCTTGAGGATGACATCCTTCAAAAATCAATTATTCAGTCGGAGTAGGCACCATCTGTGCAAGCAGGTGTTCGATGTACATCTCAGCCTGCCACAGGTCATCCGAGTAGCGACACAAGCCACCGGCGCAGCTTCTGTAAAGGATGTACGGACCGTCTTCCAGCACGTCGATAAAGGCTCCATTCCGCTTCGAGATCACCTGCGAAACGTGCCAGTTCCGGTGAATACTCATCGTCGTCCTCATCTTCATCTTCGTACTCTTCATCATCGGGAGTTGCCTCGACAATTTCAAGTAGACGCAATGCCCAACATTTGAGGTCTGCGATACCTTCGCGGCAGCGCATCAAGTTATCAGACGGCATCTCACCGTTCTGCATAATCTTTGCGCAGGCGTTATCAACCCATTCCTGATGTGAGTCACACATCCACAGCAGAATCCTGATGTGGCCTTCCGTGAACTCGAAGTCAGCGTTTGGGGCGGCCATGACGGGAACCCATCTCCCATGACGGTAGCGAGGCGGATGATTGAACGCCTTCATCAGCCCTTGAAGTACTTGGTGAACAGGCCGGTGTAAAGACCACGCATCTTGTGATTCGGCTTATGCCGGCCGTCGATCATGTACAACGCGTCAAGGATGTGCTGGCGATTGTCCATCACAAAAAAGTCCTCAGCGCCGTAAAGATCAGGCGTTGTTTTGAGCAGATGAGCAGACACCAATGCTGCTTGTTTTGCGCTGATCTTTTTCATCCCAAATCATCCAAATCAATTGAAAGGTGAGCGTAATAACGCTTGCGGGCATAGTCGGCCATCAACTGCCTGTCGATCTCAGGATCTTTGTGAACAGGTGGTGGCGGTGGCATCAACGGTTTGAACTTGTCTGGCACATATGCCTTGTTGTTCAGCATGGATCAAGTCTTCGGAGGAGCAGAAATGATTTTGCGGCCTTCTCCGATGTCAATTTTGGTGGCACCCGGATGCCGATTTTGCAGGATCCGCTCTGCGTCCTTTTTGTTGATAGCACGCAAGCAACCGCGCAACCGACGCTCGCCAGGCATAACCAGTTCATAGTCGAACATACGTGCATTAGGTGCAACGCAATAGGAGATGCCCGGTCCGCGATTCGGCTCGACATGCTCAGGAAATAGAGCAGTGAAGTCCATCAGAACACTGGAAGGTCGTTCACTCCAGCTTCAGGCTTCTTCGCCCAGACGGTGCCACTGGTGTATTCGGTGCCGGTGGTGGAACAGCGATCCCAAGCCGAAATGGCCAGCTTGATCACGGTCTTGCCGCCGTAACCTTCTTCACCCGGATGGGCGGTGAGGTACTCGGCCAGCTTCATGGCCTCTGACAGTTCCAGCTCGATGGTGCCGGTCTTGTCAGGAGCTTTGTCGCTCTTTTTTTGTTTCACCTGGAACAGTGAAAACTTGGCGTCAAACGCCGATTCAAAGTTGCTCATCTTGAGACTCAAGGATTGCGTAGTGAGATTTGATGATCTCGTTGGCGAGAGAAGAAACAGTGACCCGTGAAGCACTGTTGTAACGCAGCGCGACTTCACGCTCCATCAGTTGCAATGCTTCAGGGTCAAGGAGTACTTGCACCCGCATTTTGTTTCCTGCGGGAGTAGCCATCACTGCTTCAGGTCGGGTTTGCTGCCCAGGTCATCAATGCAGCTTTGGAGCTGATCGACGGACATTTGCGCAAGCTTACTGCCGCTTTCATCAAGGTCCCACTTGGTGGCTTTGTCCGCGATCCAGGCAATTTGCTGGGTGCGGTCAAGTTTGCGTTGGATCAGATCGACGCAGTTGTCAATGAGACCTTGCTTGATGTTGGCTTCGCTGTCGGCTGACGGCGCTGATGCATTTGCATCATTTGCAGGCTTGGCGATGCGTTTGCCCGCTGGCTTGGGTGCAGGCTTCTGCGCATCCTGTTGCAGTTGAATCTCAGGTTGAGTCTCAACTGATTCACCTGATGCAGTCACCTCTTCCCTTGCCCACAACTCAAACGCCAAGGAGAAGAACGCAGCAGCGGCAGAACAGATGCCTCGGCGGTGAGAATCTGTGAAATTGCGTGCGCTGATCTTGTCGTAGGGGATGGCGTTGTTGCGTGGATCGGTGATCGGGAACGGCCAGATCGGGGTGCTGCAGTTGCCATTGACAAACTGAATGCACAGGTAGCCGGTGCCATCAGGCGCACGATGGACGAAGCAGGAGTCGTCAGCAGCGATCAGTTCAGGCAACCAGCCATTGGCGTGCTGATTGATCAACTGCATCACCTTTGCCCAGGCAACGTAGTCGGCGGCGTAGGAGCCAGTCCCTTTCTGTTTTACGTCAGAAAGAGTGATGACTCCCGCCAGTTGGGGATAGACGGGAGTGCTGGTCATCAGGCGTTGGCCTCGACCTCTTCAATGCCCTGCTCAAGGATCTGACGCATGGCGACAGCGGCGGGCAGGTTGTGCTGCTTGGCAGCGGCCTTGATGCGTGCATACAGATCAGGCTCGATCTGGAGCATCACGGTCTTCAGGGTGGAAGCTTTGGCGGTCAGTTGGATGGCCATGGGAAATGGCGTGAGTACCTGAACACCATACCCACATTCTGGCGTTCGGGGCGAGTCTCAAATAAATTCCTTGAGACGCACCTGAGGTTACTTGACGGGACTCGGGAATCCCCATAACCTCAAGTCGCTTTGACGCACTTCATGGAACCCGAAGAAACCACAGGTTCAGACGCTTCAATGGTCATCAAGTTGACTTTGGACGCCTTCACCGCCGAAAAACTGCTGCTCAAAAAACCCAGATCCCTTCCCACGGCTACGTTTTGCGCCCTTTTGATCGAGCAGGTGCTTGACACGCCCGTTACGCTGGCGGAGCGAGCAAAAGCGAGCGAAGCCTCTTCTTCTTATTCTTCTTCTTCTATTAAAGAAGAATTACTTTCTAATAATATAGATAGTACGGTCGAATTTCAAAATCCTAAAAAGCCAAAAAGTTCAAAGCGATACACTAAAACGGAGTATTCCGAAGAGTTCGAAACCTTCTGGAGGCTGTACCAGTCAGCGCCTGATCGGGTGTCCTCCCAAACCAAGCCAAAGGCGTATGACGAGTGGAAGGCCATCACGAAGGAGGATGGCGCTGAGAGGCTTCTAGAAGCCGCCAGAAGGGCGATTGAGGAGCAGAAGCGCAAGAAGGCCGCTGACGAGTTCGTGGGGAGCCTTCCTGACCTGTTTCGCTGGCTTCGTGACGGCAAGTACGAGGTGTACCTGGAGGAACACAAACCGCAGCGTGCTGGCCGGTGGTGGGACGAAGGCAACCGCTGCTGGGTTGAGGACTGATTCTTGTTCACCTATCTCACCTGAGTCTCACGATGAAACTGTTCGCACCTGAGCATGCCGGCAAGCACGTCTGGCAGGTCGCTGATGCCAAGACCCGCTCTGTCAGCTACACGGCCAACAACAGCACCTCGCCACCGCCTGATGCCGTTCATGGTCATCCCCTAGGTCGCTACGACGGTGATGGCCTGTACTGGACGTTTGTCCCGATGTCCGGCGAGGAAGATCCCAGATCACCGCGTTCTGGCCGCTACAGCAAGCACCCGCTAGCGCAGGAGGAGCAACGCAGGGCAGTCAAGGAAAAGGTCTGGGGCAGGCTCGATTCTTTTGGTTCTTACAAGGAGACGGAGTTTTGAAGAAGCCAACCGTTGTCCTTGACAAACACGAACTTCAACTTTGTGCAAATGCGGCAAAAACACGACATAGCAATGGCCGCAAAAATAAGCGCAAGGATGTCTCGAGTTCTGCTCATTCATCGTTCATGATTGACTTGATCGGCGTTTGCGGTGAGGTCGCGCTAATTAAATACTTCGATATGGAGATTGACTGGAATGACATCTTGACTGCTTTTGGCACCACAGATGTCGGCGATTGCTGGGAAGTTAGAAGTGTCAGCCAGCAGCACTACCACCTCTGTATGTGGACTGGTGGTGGGGCAGATGAGACAAAAATTAAAAAGAAATTGATGGCCGGATGGTCAAAAGTGGTAGTTAATATCGTCGCTTATCAAAAGGCAACCTGCACGCTTGACGGTTGGGCGTTTGGATACGACATGCGTGACTTTGGGTATCAAACATCCGAATCAAATAATCCTTTCAACGCCAACCGAATACAGCGTCCATCTTTGATCTTTGATAATAGTTATTTGCGGCAACACGTTTCACCTGAAAAAGACATGAATATCTTGCGCTACCTCCGTCAAGCATTCACAAACAAGTAAACCGTTTTCATCATGTCCCGCCTCAAAAGCTTCACTGAAACTGATGCCATCAAGGCGCTGCGCCAAGGCGTCGAATCTGGCCGTTGGACGCTGGAAGACCTTGATAAGGCTCCTCCAGGTACTGCCATGAACCTCGCTGAGTTCCGCCGTCATCCAATGGCTGCAAACTTCAAAGGTGAATTTCCTGCGTACAGAAACCTGTTACGCGAAGCTAGTGATTCCGAAGACATTCCTGAGGATGATTTCATCCTGTGATCTTCGTTACCATCCCTGAAAGCAGTAGCGACTTCGTGCCTCTGCAGCGTCTGCCACTGATACAGCGCAATCCTGTAGGGCAGCCTCGCTACTACTGGAACGAACGTCGTCCTGATCTGCGTTACAGCAGCATCACCTCGATCCTGTCTGCTACGCAATCAGAAGCCACAAAGATGGCACTGCGCCGCTGGAAGGCAAAGATTATTGCGGAAGGTGGTGATCCTGATGAGACCCGAGATCAAGCCGCCAAACGTGGCTCACAGATTCACGACTGGTTTGAACAATTCTTAAATCGAGAATCACCTGAGATTCCTGAACACATTGCTCCTTGGTGCGAGAACATCATTAAGGCTCCGCTCTGGAAGCACCTCGATCACGTCGTCTGCACCGAGCATCAGGTCTGCAGTGATGAAGGGCTGGTTCCTTTTGCCGGCACCTTGGACGCCCTTGTCAAGTTGAACGGTGAGTTCTGCCTGCTTGACCTCAAGACCAAGGCACCGGGCAAGGCCAAGCCAACCAAGCAGATCAGCGATGAGGCCATGACCCAGATGCAGGCGTATCGTCTCTGTCTGGCCGAGAACTACGGCATTCAGGTGCAACGGTTCATCGCCTTGTACGCCTTCCCTGATCAGCCTGCTTTCCCTGTCGCCGCTGCTGGCGCAGACCTTTCTCGCCATGAGACGCATTGGACTCAAAGAATTACCGCTTTCAGCATGCTCAACCCTTGACGCCTACGGGCAGTCGTGTACAGTATGCAAGTGCCAGAGACGGCTTCCCAATCGTCGCCTCTCTCAACGGCACTCCAATCGCCAAGATCACTCAGGACTTCGGTGGCTACGCCCTGTGGCTGGCTGACCGTGAACTGCCGTTCATGGCTAATTACAAACGCACCTTCTCGTCAGTTTCTGACGCCAAATCATTCCTTGAAATCAGCCTCCTATGAACACCAAAAAGTTTTACTTCGAGATCCGAGGTCACAACGTTATTGATTACGTCGACGCGTACAGCTTCGTCGATGCCAAGGCGCGTGTATTCAACGAATACAGCCAGTTCTGGAATCAGATCATCTGGCACGACACCACAGATCCAGAACCGACTGAGGACACCACGGAACTGCAAGAACGATGCGCCCGTTTGTTTTTCTAAGTTTTGCTCTTGTCTTCTCTGCTTTCCTGCAACTTCACCAATCGACTACAGATGGACAGTTATCAACGCAATGCCGAAACGTTGTTGAACGAGTTAGCCCAACTCAAGTACGAACAGCGTGCTATTGAACTCCGCATCAAAGATGTCCAAGCCAAACTCACCGTTCATGTCGCTGCTGGTGATATGGAGCATTTGGCGGGCGAGTCTGAAAACAGCTACAAGCACGACAACATCAACTACGTCTTCTCAAACGGACGAGTCACCTACGACTTCAGCGATTGTGAAGATGTAACCGCTGCAGCCGACAACCTGAAAGAACTGCAATCAACAGCAGTTGCATTGGGTCGTGCTGTGCAAAAGGTTGGCACTCCTTTCTGGACGGTGCGGGCATGACAACAACAATCACACTCGCACTCTGCATCCTGATCGCTGCACTGATCGGCGCTCTTTACATCTCAAGGTTATGACTGAACTCAACGTCATTGACCTCGTCGCAGAAGCCATTCAAGGCCAACACACATGGGATCCCAAGGAACGCTTTCGCCTGCAAGCCAGAGCCGCCATGGACAAGCTTGCAGACATCCTAGAAGCAGCCATGCTCAACCCTGATGATCCCTTCGTTCCTGACGGCGCCACTGTCGTCAATGCCATTCGCCTCATCGCTCGTACACCTTCTGAATACCTGTTCTGACCATTGGCTCCCGGCAAGAAAAACACTCGCTCCTGCATCATCTGTGGCACCTCATTCACGCCACAAATCATCAGCAAAGATCGACTCTCCAACCGTCGTACCTGCTCGATGGAATGCCGTGGTATCTACTACGGGCGTGTCCGTAAATCTTGGACAGACGATGAGATTGCACTCCTGCATGAATTTGCAGAATCAATGCCATCTGATCAGTTCATTCGGGTCTTCAATGCACAAAACACCAGCAATGGCAGACCCAAGCGTTCACCAGTTTCAATTCGTCTCAAAATCCATGAACTGAACCTTTCCCTAGAACCCAAATATCGATACCTCACCGCCAGTGGCTTCGCACGCTTTCTCGGCATCTCCAATGATGCTGTCCGCTACTGGTTGCAAATCGGTTTGAAAGGCACCAGAAACCGTGATGTGCCGCGTTCACCCGTTTACATCAAAACTGAAGACCTCTGCGAGTTTGCTCGCGCCAATCCACGCTTCTTCGGTGGCATCCCACGCACTCAACTGTTCCTTGCAATTGAAGATGCCGATCTTGCTGATTACATCGTCAAGACCTTTCCCAATCGCAACACCTGCATCAGAAAGCCGATGAAGGTGCGCTGCATTGAAACTGGGAAAATCTACGAGTCACAATCAGCCGCTGCAAAAGCGATGTTCGTCAACCGCAGCATCATCTCCCGCTCCGTGCGCCGTGGTCACACTGCCAATGGCTATCACTTCGAAAAGATCAACCTATGAACACCAAATGCCCTGAATGCTCCGGCGATAACTTCAAAGTTATCAAGACCTACCCCTGTGAAGATCACACCCTGCGGCACCTCAAATGCCGTTCATGCGGCACGAACGTCTTCACGCATGAATACATTATGAAACAGGAGGAATACAGTTGGCAGCGCGTCAACAACACCTACAAGCTTCGGCTCAAGGCATGAACCAGTGTTATTCCTGGAAGACCATCGGCATCCCAGCGCCACAGGGCAGCAAACGTCATGTCGGCATGGGACGCATGATCGAGTCCTGCAAGGCACTGAAACCTTGGCGTGAAATGATCATCGCTGACGCCAAGAAGCTGGGCATCGAAACGCCGCTCGACACACCCGTGGGTGTCTCCTTGGTGTTCTGCTTTCCAAGACCTAAAAAGCATTTCAATAACAAGGGTGAACTGCTCGGCAAAGCACCGAAGCACAAGATGACCCGACCTGACCTCGACAAGCTCACCAGAGCAGTGCTAGATAGCCTCGTGTACGGCGGTGTGATCAAGGACGATTCGCTGGTCTACAACATCTCTGCGCACAAGCGGTTCTGTGTCGGCAAGGAGGAGCCAGGCGTTCTGATCACGGTTATGGACAGCAGTGACCTCCCGTTCCGACCTTGACGTGCTATGATTTGCCTGCGATTGGATCGCCCTGAGCTGAGGCAGTGGCTTCACCGGGGCGATTTTTTTATGCTGTGATCACACAGGAGGCAGCATGATCGAGATCGTATTCAAGCCTGAAGAGATTATCGGCAAGATCACTGAGCTGCAGAAGGTGCAGATCCCACGCGCCAGTGCAATTGCCCTAAATCAAGCCGTCTACGCCGCATCACAGGAGCTGAAGTCGCAAGCCAAAACAATCTTCAACAACCCTGTCCCTTTCACCGTCAATTCGTTTCTCTACAAAAAGCCTCAACAAGTCGGCGACAGCATCGAAGCCAAGATTTTTATTCGTGATCAGGCTCCCAAGGGCAATGCACCTGCTGAATACCTGTTGCCTCAGATTTATGGTGGCAGGCATTTCCCAACGCGCTTCCAAGGCGCTTTGCTGAACACTGTTGTTCAAAACGCAACGGGCAGAAATGTGCAGGTTGGCCAGCGCGGCAAAATCATGATCCCAAATCTGCGTAGTCCTAAAACACGCGTCAACCAATACGGAAATATGTCACCAGGACAGTTCACGCAGATCCTGTCTGCTCTGAAAGGCAACATCAGCTCAGCAGACATCTACGGCGTCAGGCAGCGTGGTGAAGTACCAGTCAACGATCAGGCGCTCAGCAAGTACATCTACCTCGATGAAGAAAGCCTGTACGAACCGTATTTCCGTCGTCGCTTTACCAATTCACCCAAGCCTGGTATTTACTTCGTCGACAGACGCACCGCTGGCACGCGTTACTACCGCGTCATGACGGAAAGCAAAATACCAACCTACACCGGCAAATTTCCCTTCAGAGATATTGCAGAGAATGCTGCAAGACAACGCTTCAATGAAGTTTTTTCGTCAATCATTTTGCGTTGAAGTTCTTGCGGTAGGTCGGTTTAAAGGGCGAAGTTCTTGCGAGATGTCGGTTTAAAAGGCCAAGTTCTTGCGGGAGGTCGGTTTAAAGGGCTATGTACCGGATCGGGGTCGGTTTAGGGTGAAAATGAGAATCGCTCTCAAAGGGTACGTTTGTACTACTGATAATGAGAATCATTCTCAAAATGCGGCAAGGCGCATAGAATGCGTGATAATGAGAATCATTCTCAGCAGCCAAGCGGCCACCTAGCCTCCTTGCAATTGCGAATCATTCGCAACAACAGAAGGCGCACCCGTCCTAGGTGAGAATCGCCGCGAGACCGAGAGCGGCTTTCCTTGTATATGGGTCGCAATGGTGCGACCGTTTGCCTAGGTTCAGCCCATACCGTCGCCCGGCGCTGCTGTGCCAGGCAATGCGCCAAACCAGCAAACCGGCGCATGGTGCCGCATGCTGTGACAATTGGCGAACCGTCCTAATTTTCAGCACAGCCATCTTGCCGCCTACCGGTAGGCGCTATCATTCACGCATCGCCCGGATTCCAATCGCTCACCGGGCGACCCTGAAACCGTGACCCTTACCGCTCTGCTGTGGCTGCTGCTGCCCTTGCTGGCTGTGGTTGCCCTGATTGATCTCGCGACAATGTCGACCGAACGCCGCGTTCGCTTGCTGCGCAATGCCGGCCTATCGCAATCGGCCATTGCTGCCCGGCTTGGCTGCAGCCGTTACCGCGTCCGTCTTGCCCTTGCCGTCGCATGATCGGTCCCATCCTTCCCGGTGAATGCATCGCCGCTATCCGTTCCATCCCTTCACCCGTTACCACCGCCACCGCCCTGCCATGTCTCTCACCGAATTGCAAGCGGCCGCCCTTGCTGCTGAAGTCGCAAAGTGTGACCGCCTGCTAGCCAAACTGTGGGCAGATGATGCCCGGCAAACCGTGATGATGCGTCGCCGCTCGCTGTTGCGATTGCTTCATGACGTGCCGCTGGCCGTGCAATTGCCTATTGATTGGCAACCGCCAGCTCACCCGCAAGTTGCCAACCTGCCGCCTGAGTTTCAATGAATGCCCGACTCTGGCCATCGGCCGCCGATGAATTTCAAGAACAGGCCGCCGACTTTATGGCCGATCACCCTGAGCTGCCCGATGGCTGGCTGCCAGACCCCGAGGATCTCGAAACGTGGTGGCTGTCGGGTCCAGACTGAGAACCGGCCTATCACCTAGCACGCCTACCCATAGGCGCGATATCTTAATTGCAGGGCAGCATCCTGCCCGATCCAATCGCAACCCTGAATCATGGCCACACGCTCAGCTCTGGCGGTTCAATCCGGCCAGACAATCCGCGCCATTTACTGCCATTGGGATGGCTACCCTTCCCATCAATTGCCCATCCTGCAGCGCCGATACAACACCCTGGCGGCTGCCCTTGCCTTGATCACGCCGGGTGATCTTTCAGCACTTGAGACTGAAACCGGATGGGACCGCCAACCGCTGCAACAATCCCGCCCGCTCTACTACCACGAACGCGGCGACGCCAATATCTCACCGCGCAGCTTTGCAAGCCGTGATGATCTCATCGCGTGGGCTGATGGCTGCGACTGTGAACACGTCTACATCTATCAGCCACGCAAGGGATGGCACCATGCGCCAATCGCCCGCCAACCTATCGGCGCTGGAATCATGCCCGGCGTTGATCCTGCCCAGTGGTAATCCATCGCCCGCCATTGCGCGGGCTTTTTATCTTCAATCGCAACCGCTCACCATGGCCAAACTCTCAGACCTTAGGTTCCACCTAACCCGCGTCAGTTCAAACGTAAAAACCGGACCGATACCGGTTAGCACTTCATCCCGCGCCACCTGTCCAGCGTCTTGCCCATTTGCCGGGAATGGTTGCTATGCGGAATCGGGACCGCTTGCCCTGCATTGGCAAAAAGTCACAGCAGCCGAACGCGGCGAACCGTTGCCCCGCTTCCTTGCCGCAATCGCTGCCCTGCCCGTTGGCCAGATCTGGCGACACAATCAAGCGGGCGACCTGCCCCACACTGCGGGCAGAATCAGTCGCCGCTTTATTCGGGCGATCATCGCCGCAAACCGTGGCCGCAATGGGTACACGTACACGCATCACAGCCTGGCCATTGGCGAGAATGCGTCGCTCATCCGTTCGGCCAATCGCAACGGCTTCACGGTTAACGTTTCGACCGAATCGGAATCAGCAGCCGATCACGCTATCGCCGCCGGTTTGCCTGCCGTGCTGGCTGTGCCATCCGATGAAACCCGCGTCACATGGCAAACAGCCGCAGGCAATCGCGTTCTAGTCTGCCCTGCGCAGCGCAGCGATACTAAAACCTGCGCAGACTGCAAGCTATGCCATAAACGCGGCCGCCGCGTGATCATTGCATTCCTTGCCCATGGAATCGGCAGGCGCAAGGTAAACGCCGCAATCGCAGCCGCCACCTAACGCCGCCACACAATCCGCCACCATCGCCCGGCCATTCGGTCGGGTCTTTTTTGTGCCTGCCCTTACTGAGAATGCGTCGCAATTGCAGCGACCCTAGGGGCAGCCGTGGCGGGTGAGAATGAGAATCAGTCGCAGGAATTGGCGAGAATGAGAACCGTTCTCACGGTGAGACAGAAATGAGAATGATTTTCAATTGCGGGTCCTTCCTGCACCCTGCGGCGTAGGTAATTTCGAAC